GATAGCCATTGGTCGCCATGTGGCTGATGAAGCCGGCGGCGAACGCCTGTAACACCGATATATTTGCAAGGTCGGTCGCCTGCTGGTTGTGCAGGAACGCGGTGCGATTAGCGAGCTGCTGGTGCGGCTCGTTGTCAATTCCGAGTCCGGCGAAGCTCGCGCCCAGCGCCGCGCCCTCGACCGGATCAGTCGACAGAATTTCGTAGATTTCGTTGTTCGTCCACTCAGGACTGTCGATCAGGGTGCCGCTCCATGCAGTCGCCCGCAGGCCCAGAATCAGAGCCGCGATGCTGGCAAGGACAATAGGTCGTTTCATAGATAACCTCACGCGACGAAGGTCCAGGTCCCTTCGTAGATTCCGCTCGCTGCGACAGCGAACGCAGGCCACGGAATATGCGCGTACATCGTGAGAGCCGGCGCGCCCGCGCCGAGCGCGCGCGACAAGGGCGTTCCGACCGCGCCAGTATTGGCAAAGAATCCCAGTTCAGAAATAGTCAATCCGACCGCAGCGGCATCGGGGCCCGTCGTATCGATCTTCCAGGAAAACTGCACTTGCCCCGGGCTCGGATATGTAACCAATCCGGTGTCGTTGTAATAGGCCGGCGTGGCCGTCAGATCGACATCGGTGACCGGAGGGACGGCGCCGGGGTTACCCGAACCAAAACCGACTACCGAAATGAAGTTTCCGGCATATACTCCAGCGACGAGCTTGGAAATCGGCGCAAGCGCCGCGGTAACCACGGTGTTCTCGCGCTCGAGCTCCCACAGCAGTCGTCCGCGCTTCCACGCGCGCGCGCGCACAAATCCTCTCATTCGACTCCCTCCACTGGAACACCATTAAAGGTGCATGCTCCATCGGTCGGTCCAACCAGACCGTCTGCGAACGTAATCCCGGCGTGCGTGAAGCGTCGATCGTGCGTTGCCGGCAATGCATATAGGTCAGTGACGTTCGGAAAGCTCACCGTGTAATAGTCAGATGGCGCGGGAATGAGAAAATCCGCGCGTCCGCTAAAATCGGACGGAGCGGGCAGCAGTTCATCGCTGACTCCGGGAAACTGCATCACCACCGCATCGAAGACGCAGCGCGCGGGCTTGAAGAACATTGCGGCCGCAACGATCTGCGCGATCTCCGCTGCGGTAATCGAGATTGGCACCAGGCTCGAGGCTTCGGAGATCGAATCGAAGTCGCCGGCGTCGCCCGAGAGAGCGTCAAAATCGCTCGCGCCGGCGGCGTCGAAATCTCCCGGTCCACCGAGCGTCCGCATATTGAGCAGGATCCTGAACACAGCCCATCCCTGGCCGGATGGATAGGCTGATCCGCCCCAGGAGTTTTGTCCCTCGAGGATCGTCGCGTTCGGCCATCCGAGCGATGCCAGTGCCGTCCGCAGAGTGGCAACCACCCCGTTCTTGCTGTGCAGCGGAATCGCGAGCTTGAGCAGCGCGCGTTGTGCCGCGGTAGCCGCGTCCACCACGCTCAGGTTTGGGTTGGCCGGGGCGACGAGCTGCCACAGCGGCGAGAGCAGGTCAAACTGCCATCCGAGAAACAGCAGGGCGGATGCGGGAACGGAATCGATCCGATAAACAAATAGCGGCGTCAGATCGATCCGCGCGGTCCGACTGGCTATTGCTTCCATCGCCTGTCCGCGCAGGTCCCGCACGCTCGGCGCGAGTTGGAGGTGTGCCATTTACAGGTCCTCCGTCGCGGTCGCGAAAGTCAGGTTGATCGCGCTGCAGTTTGCCCACTGGCCCGGTGTGAGTTGCGTATAGATGGGATCGGCCAGCACCACCCGGTACATGCCCGGCACCATCAGCGCCGCGATGATCTCCTCGGGCACGATATCGCGCTGGATGCGTGAGGCGAGGTTCGCTGCGAACAGCGCGGCGGCCTGATTCGCGGCGGCTTCAACCGTGGTGGGATCGGCGTTTGCAAACATCATGCACGTCGCGTTGATCTGATAGTCCACTTCGGTGACCGCCGACACTTCAACGGTGTCGCACAGCGGCCGGACTGTATCGGCGCTGAGCGCCGCGGCGACGTCATCGAGTAGTCCAACGCCTGCTATGCCATTGGGGTTGGGCGATGCGGCGGGTTGCGCGGCCGGTCCGATCAGAACATAAACCTTGACCGTGCCGGGAACGGGAGTGACTACCTGCACATCGACGATCGACGGGTCCACTCCCAGCGCGAAAAATCGGTACGCACCCTCGGGGCCGGCCGCGCTGAATTGATTGGGCGCCCCCTGGATGCGTGTGCGCAGATGATCATCGGTCTCCGGATCGCTGCCGCCGTTGCTCTGCACCGTGTTAGCCGCGGATTGGATGAGCGCATTGGGCGCGAGCATCACGTTTATCTGGCCGGCGAGGTAACCGTTGCCCGCGCCACCGTCGGTCTGGCAGGTCGCGCTCACGCTGCCGTTTGCCGCGCCGGCCGGAATGCTCAGTGCGGCATCGGTGAGGAACACAACCTGTCCGTCGGCCGATCCGACCGGGGTTCCCGCGGGAATCGGGAATGGCACGGTCAGCGGGTTAACCAGCTCGAACTGGATAATCGTCGTGGCCGGCTGCGAGGGCAGCCGCGCGACTCCCACCAGCTCCCCGAGGTAATCGAGCAGAGGATAGTTAGCGAAAGCGACCAGGCATTGCTCTCCGCAATACTGAATCGCTTCGCGCACCAGCGATTCGCGATAGGCCGAAAAATTGAGATAGAGCCGCTCGACCTGCGCCGGCTGAAGCGTGCGGCCGGTGATCTGCTCGAACTGAGCGATCATGTCGTTGACGATCGCGGTTACATCCAGGCCGTCACTGTCGGTCAGAAATAGCGGCGGTGTGGCAGGAAGTCCCGCGACCGCGGGAACAGGCTGCGCGAAAGTCGCGATGCAGGTCCATTGGACGGTGCCATCGGGGTTTTCGTCTCCGACCTTCGCGCCCCACGGCGATGGCTGCTTAAGTCCGGTGACTCCACCGGCCGCGCCGGCCTGCTGGACGTTTCCATTGGAGTCGATAATCACTCCAAAGGGAGCGATGGTCGCGTTGGGGCTCCAGGATGGATTGGCCATGAGTCTATGCCGCGAGCGGGATCGCCGCGTTTTTTCCGATAGTAACGGTTGACTGAGTAATCGCGCCGCCGAGCTTCAGCTGCCAGTTGATAGTGAGCACGAGCTTTGCGCCGGACTGAGAGCCGCCGTCGATCACCACTGCCGCGGCGACCGAAATCAACTGAATGCGCGGCTCCCACCAGGTGATTGCATCGGTGACTTCACGGACGATCGCAGGCAGCGACCGGTTGATCGGGCGGTCGATATATTTCCAGAGGTCGGCGCCGAAGGTCGGACGCAGCGGATCGCTGCCGAGCGGCGTGGTGAAGATGATGACCAGGCACTGCTCAATATCGGCGATGCCCTGCGCGACGTTGCCAATTCCGGACCCGTCGCCAAAGACGGTATCGAGCTTGAGCGACCAGTCGGCCCAGGTGATTTGCGTAACCGTCATGTGATGTCCGGGGGAGTTCCGCCGATTCCCGTCCCGCTCTGCACGGCGGTCTCGAGCAGATTGATGATGCTATTGATCGCCGTGATGATCGTATTCAGCGAAGTCGCGCCGAGACTGGTGGAAAAATCAATATCCGCCGGGCTCGTCAGCGAAATGAGATTACTCAGGGTGATCTCCGCACCGAGACCGGTGATCAAGTTGATGCTGCCGCCCGATCCGACCTCCAGAGTGATGGTCGCCGCGCCAGGCAAGTTACCATCGAAAAAATGTCTGGCCGCATCGTACTTGATGACGGCGCCGTCCTGCGCGATATAGGTCAGCAGGTGGAGATTGCGGTCGTACTCGAGGGAGGCCCCGTCTTTGAACCCCACGTGCCACTTGTCCGGGCTCTGGACGGGGGTCGTGTCCACGCTCGAATAGATCGCGCCCAGGACTGCGCCGTCCTCATCGTGCGCGTCCATCAGGCACACGACCTGTTCCCCGATGTCGGGAATCCAGTACACCTTGTCGTCCTGAGTTTTGGACACGACTATCGGCAGCCACCACGAGATGTTCGCATCGCGGTCAGGGAAGCGCACCCGCACGCGCAGATTCTGGAGATCCTGAGCAGCGACTATCCCCACGCGAAACATCAGTTGGCGCTCCCGTCTTCGCTGCCCGTCGTGCTGCGAAGCTCAAACTCACTGGTATAGCCGCTGGAGGTTTCGAGCTGGTGGCGCGCGGTCTCGACGTAGAAATCGCCGTCGAACTTGCCGAACCCGGAGCAGGTGACGATCCGCCCCGCCGCGATCGCGGTCGTGCCCGGACCCTTCAGGCGTCCGGTCACTTGCAGCATGTTATGGCGATGGAGCGCCGCCGATGCTTTGAGCGCCGCTTGCTGACCGTTCTCGCAGCGGCGCACGAGCTTCAGCGTGTCGCCGGTAGGAGAGCTGCCGGTCGCGGTCTGAGTGATGAGGCTCTTGGTCGCGGGGTCTTGGTAGCTGACCTGCGCGGCCTTGTAGATGCGCCGGGTCTTGGCCTTGAACTCGAACGAAATCACATCGGCGCGCTGGATAAGCGCGATCGACGGCATCTGCTCGAGCGCGGGGCGCGAGTAGAAAACCAGTTTTGTGCCGCGGACGTTGAACTCGTAGTTGTGCTCCTCCGCGATGCGATGCAAAAACTCGAGGTCGGTTTCCATCCGCTGGGTTTTGTGATCGAAACTCACGTCAGGACTGACCGCCGCGCCGACCAGGGTAAGGCCGTGCTTCTTCGCGATCTGGCCCGCGATCCCGAGCAGCGTGGTCGATTCGTAGCTGATCTGATTCGGCGTGCGCATCGCGTCGGTCAGGAAGGCCGCGAGGCAGCGCATATGCACCCTGTCCGGCGCACCGCGCAGCTCGACCTCGTCCACCTGAAACGATCCGCAGGAGATGAGCTGCTCGCCCGCATATCCGATTGATCCGGTAACGATGTCGCCGCGCGTCGGAAACCACGGTCCCTGCCAGCGCTTGTCGCGGTCCTCGAGCTCGAACTCGAGCTCGGGAGCAGCGCTGCCGGCGTGGCTGGTATAGGTCATCGACAGGACCATCTTCTCGATGGCTGCGGCGATCGCGACGCCCTTGTAGCTGAGAGTCCATGCGGGCGTGCGGACTGGAAATGTGCTCGCGACGGGCATCGGTTAAACCAGGTTCCCGTCCTCCATGCGTCCGCGCATGTAGGCGTCGATATCGTGCGCGAGCTGGGGCTTGTTGCCGGCCAGCTCGATCACGCCATAGGAGTTGAGCTTCAGGTCGGTATCGGGATCGAAGGCGTTGCGAATGAAGGTCTCCCAGCGGTCCCAGTACTTGCGATCGACGATTCTGCCGTGCCAGCTATGCTCGATCGTGCCCCACACGAATCCGATGCTCTGGTTGATATGGCGCAGCGCCCGCTCCTGCCAGGCGCGAATCGGACGCTTATAACCATCGGACATCGCGGCCGGATAGCTCCTGTCGGCGAATCCGCCCAGGGAAAGAGCCATGTGATGGTCGCCGCTCCCGACGACTGCGGACTGAATCAGGCCGCCGACATCGTTGAATGGACGGCGGCGAATCGCCCAGGCGAAGCCGGTGTGCGGGTAAAGATAATAGCCGCCGTCCTTGTCCCAATAGTTCGGACCTTTGGCATACACCTGGCCGCCCTCGTGCCAGACGCGGCAGAAGCTCCGGTGATGGCTCATGTGACGGCCGTTCGGGCCGAGCAGGTACGCGTCACTCCACGGCTGCACAATGTTGTATTGCTGGAGCGCGTGCAGAGTTTCGCTCGCCCAGTTCGGATCGCGAAAGCGGATGTCGGCGTCGATCCACGCGGCTTCCTTCCATCCGGGGGCCTGCTGCGAGAGCGCGTGGAAGCCGAGCATCAGCAGATTTTCCTTGTTGAACAAGACCGATGACGTGCGCACTTTGACGTGGCGCACGTGCGGATTACTCAGTTGAAAATCCCGATCGCCCAGCTCGCATTCGACAGTGGTCAGATCAACTCCCGAATCGAGCATGTGCTGCTCGAACTCGCGATAGAGTGCGAGCCGCGATTGCCAGCGGATCGGATTGAACATCACAGTTACGACGTGGAGCCGATCGCGCTTCATAGCGTCTCCCATGGAGGAAGATCGTTCGATATGTCCGACGCCTTTTGCAGGATTGGAATCCGCACGACGACGCCGGCGTCGAACGCGCCTGTGATCAGCAGATTTGGATTCGATTCGATGATCGGTCCGTACAGCGTCGGATCGCCGTAGTAGCGCCACGCCAGTAGATCCCAGCGGTCGCCCTCGCGCGTGATGGCGGTCAGATAGGGTGAGTTCATGCGAGCAACACTCCGACTGACGGATCCATCCGCGCCGCGGCCACTGTGGACACCAGGTCAGGATTTGCCGCCGGCTCCGGAGCTCCGGCCGGAGATGAGTTACTGACGATCGCCGAGGTTCCCGCCTGCGGCGCGGGAAAGGTTACAGTGCCGTCCGCCGCGACGACGCCGGCGACGCTCTGGCCGGGCGCGAGCGCGCCAACGATGATGCCCGGAGAACTTTCGGGCGCGGGCGGGATCCCGACCGACTTGACCCATTGCTTCAGATCGAGCTTGAGCGTGATCGCGATGATCGATCCGTCAGCCGCGAGCTTCACCATCGTCTTCGCGAGCCTGGTGATTACGTAGTAGCCCCAATTGTCGCCGTTGCCGAAGACCAGCGCCATCGCCTGATGCGCGCCGGCGGCGGACTCGAGTGCGGCAACATCGCTGGCGGGAGTGGTGAAGCTCACGTGCAGGAGGATCTCGAGGGAGATCTGCGCGAGTTCGTTGCCGATGAATTGAAGCTTGGGGGTGGACTCGACGGTTTTGTGCTCAGCGAAGTTCCACGCGCGCGATGCAACTATGCTCTCCGGCGAGGAGATCGCCTCGAAGACGATGTTGCCGAGCTGCGCGAAACTCATGACAGCCTGGTGCGCTCCTTGCGCTCGCGCTCGTGATTGACCATCTGGACCAGCTCGTAAGCGTGCTTCTCGAGTACACTCAGAAGCTGCTGCTCGCTGAGTCCGGAACCGTTGATGACCGGTGCGTAGTGGATGATCGGGGCGCCGGCACCGCCCGCGGCTCCAACTGCCGCCATCGCGCCGCCGCCTGCCATCATCGGGGCTGCGAGCGCGACCGCCCCAGCGGTGCTGGCCACGGCGGAGAGAATCGGCGCGGGGCGGATGCGCGCAGCAATCGTTTCCGCGATCGTGACCCGGCCGAGATTGCGCAGCGGTCCGACCGGCGGCGGCGAGTGCCCGACGAAATAGCCTTCGATGCCGCCCGCGATCTTCTCGCACGCAGCCTTGATCGAGTCCCAATGCTTCCAGATCTGATAACCGATGAGACCGAACGGCCCGGTAAGTCCGACCAGCACCGCCTGGCCGACACCGCTGCCCCATCCGCCGAGCCAGTTGCCGACGGCGGAGAAAATGCTTTTGACCCCGTCCCAGATGGACGAAAACCATCCGCCGAGCTGGCCCCAGTGCTCATAGATTTCATAGGCGGCAAATCCCAGAGCAACCGCGCCGGCGACATACCAGGTCAGAGGATTGGCCAGCAGTGCCGCGCCGAAGGTGGTAATTGCGGGAATCGACGCGAGCAGCGAGCTGCCGAGCGAATAGATGCTCGAACCGATCGCGCCAATACGGTCCCATCCGTGCAGGGCCCGCGACGCGAGCGACATAAACGTGCCGACGCTCTTAAAGCCCTCGCCGGCGAAAAACGCGGCCGAACCAAGCGCAGAGAGACCCTGAATCCCGTAATAAGCGCCTTCGCCGATTCCGACCAGACCGAGTGAAAAGACTTTCGCCGCGGTTGCGTGATGCTCGGTCGCGGAGGTCGCGCCCTGTACCAGGCCAGTGAAGCGGGTGAGCCAGGTGCTGACCGTGGGCAGCGCCGGCGCCATCAGCGCGTCGTACAAATTGTTTATGTTGGTGTGAAACAGCGCGATCTTATCGGTCGCGTTCGCAGTCGATTCCGCATAGGCCTTGTTGGCGATTGCACCGGCGTTTGGCGCTTTAGCGATGGCTCCCTTGATTCTGTCCAGTTGGTCGAACAGCGGCAGCATCGACGCGGCTTCCTCGCCGAGCCCAAACCGGTCCTTGAGCGTCGCGATCTTCTCGGTCCCGCTCATCCCCGCCATCGCGCGGTTCATCTGTTCCATCGCGGGAATGAGACCGTGGCTCAGATCAAGCCCGCTCTTGATGGAGTTCGCTCCCATCTCGTTGATCATCGAGGCGAACATCTGGGCTCCCCGGCCGCTGGAGATTAACGCGCTCGCCGCTCCGCCGATCGCCATCAGATCTGCCACCGGCGTATTAGTCGCCTTAGCTGTGCCTCCCAGGCGCCCGAGGAAGGTGCCGAAGGCCTGGGTTTGCTCTCCAGTCAGCCGGAACTCATGGCGGGTTGCGATCAGCAGGTCACCGGTGGTTTTCGCGTCCGTCCCAAAATTCGCGAACATCGAGGTGAGCAGTCCCTCGGCCGCGCTGCCGGCAATTCCAAACTGCGACAGCTTGCCGGTCATGTCGGCCGCATCCATCGCTTTGGCGGTGTCCTGGAAGCCCGCGCGCAGGCTGGTGAAGCTGTTGAGCCACTGCTCAGTGGCTTCTCCGGGGTGAGTGTTGGTGAACTCGACTGCGTGATCGCGAATCTTGTTCAGCTCATTGTCGGCGAGGCCGGTCTGCGCGCGCATCCCCGCCATCGACTTTTCCATGGCGAAACCGGGCTCGCTGATGGCGTCGCTCCACTCGTGAATTTTGTTGGCGCCCTGGCTCAGGAGCGCGGTGGTGAGACCGATCTTCACGCCCCAGTTAGTCATCCGATCGCCGAGCGCGCTGATCTTTTCGCCGGCGGTGACCACCCGATCGACAAACCCGGTCAGCTTGCTGCCGATTTTGGAGAGCTTGTCCGACAATTCGTCGGTCGCCCCGATTTCCACCAGAAATTTCAGTGAACTTGCCATCAGACCGTCAAAGCCTTAAGCTTTTCCTCATGGCTCCAGTATTTGCCGGACTGGCGATTGGAATGATCATCGGCGTGCCGATCTTCCTGCTCATCATTCTCTGCGGAGCGCTGCGCGCGGCCGGATATGTCGCGCTCGGCTTCGTGCGCGGCGCACGCTGGGACTGGGCTGCCGCCCACACTCCCGAGGCGATTGCCGCGCGCGCTGAGCGCTCCGAGCTTCAGCGCGAAGCCGGGCGCGCCCGCGCCGAACGCATCCGCAGCTGGGGCGTTGAACGCCGGGAAAAGGATCTCGCCTGGATGTCTCGTCATTGGGCTACCGCCTGGTGTGCGCGTCTTAATCGCCGCCTGCTCGGTTAGTACATCCGGTTGCGGCCGCCAGAGCCGTGGCCGTTGCCGCGATCGCGGGGTTTGGCGATCTCGACGCGCAGCTTTCTGCCGCGCAGCTCCGTATTGTTCATCGCTTCGACCGCTGCCGCCGCGTCGCTCTCCATCGCGAGGGTGACGAAACCGAATCCTTTGGGATGGCCGCTTGCGCGATCGCGCACCAGCTCCGCGGCATCGACCGCGGCATGCGCCGCGAACGCATCGTGCAGCTCTCGTTCGGTCACTTCGTAGCTGATATTGCCTACATACAGTTTGGTCATCTTGATCTCGTTCGCCTCCACTCCGTTGCGGCTCTCGGCTCACTGCGCTCGCGCGTCGCTAAAGCTCCGCTGTTTGTCCCTTCACTCACTGGCGTTGCGGCTCTCGGCTCGCTGCGCTCGCGCGTCGCTAAAGCTCCGCCTACCTTTCGCGCATCGCCTCGATACGCTCCTGGTTGATTTCGTTTAGGGTTTCCACCCAGCTCATGATTTCGCCCGGCTCCATCTCCTTCAGCTCGGCGAGGGCGAATCCCCATTCGACGAGGCAGGCGATGGTTTTTCGGTCGATGATAA